CTCTTTTTTTGTCTTATGTTTAAGGTCAGTTTTAGTAATTGGTTCGTCTAATATTAGAGGCGGCTGTGCTGGTGCAATAAGCTTCTCTAACATATTATTAACAAAATTGTATAATCCCATAATCTATCTCCTTTCTATATTGGTAATTTAGCTACTTTTTCTTTCATCAAATTCAAATTAGTTGCTTCATATGCTATTTTTTCTTTAAGCTGTTTATTAATCATAGACTTTGTTGTTGAAGGGTCTATTTGATTTTCTGTACAATATATAACTATAGCGTCTATATAATTACATCTTTTCTTTCTTACTATATCTTCAACTATTATAGCAAATTTGTTTGGTGTTATTGTTTCTATGCTCATGTGTAATGTAAGTAACTCCCTATCATGTATTTTGATTTTTCAACTGGTTTCATACCTGCATGAACCCAAGGCCATAAAGGAGGAAACATTAATAAAGACCCTTGTTTACAAGGTGACGCCAGGCCTAACTGAGGAAAATTAGTTTCTCCTCTTTCGTTATCATCTAGATATATAAAAAATACTAGAAATCTTTTAGCAGATTCTATATTCATTGAATCTACATGAGGTGCAAACTCATCCTTGTCGTTTGCTAAATATCTTTTTAATCTTATTTCTTCAAAGGCATATTGTTGAGGCCATTGTGTTTGATGTATAGCACAATCTTTTCTGTACTTATTCACATACTCACTATAAACATTAGAAAGTTGTGTAACATCTTCTTGATATTCTAAGTGCTGATTAAAATTAATTTGTGTGAATGACATAGGTCCTTGGTCATGTGATTCATGATGTTCTTTATTTTTTTCAAACCTATGAATTAAGTCTTTACAATAACTGGGATCTAAAACATCTTTGTATATCTGTATATAATTATTCATGTTATCATTATACTATATTTTTCATATCTTGTCAAGCTGTAGTGCCAGTTTCTGTTGCAAGGTACTGGCAAACCCCTAACAGCCTAGGCTGCTAATGCAAAGTTATTATTGTTTGCGTTTATAATGAATTTAGAGTCTTCCGACTACCCTCTCCAGTACGATTTCTAATAGCTGTCGATCCTATTTCGCCCCCTTATTCGGTCTATTTAGGATGATAACATGGTGGAGGCGCTGGGTATTGCACCCAGGTCCATACTACTTACTCTCATTACCTTCACAGAGAATCTTGTGGTAATATTAAATTTCCTTCATCATCAAAAAACTTCCAATTCATGCCATACCCTAATATACAAGTCATACTTTGTCCTTCAGGACCGATACCTGGTAATGTCATAAAAAAAGTGCCACTATCTCTTTCAACACTATGACCAAAAGATAAGATACCTATAACTTTACCATAAGGTGCACCACCTTCTCTAACCTCACCAATCATTATTTGTGATTCTTCCATCTGTTTTGCTGAAGTACTAAGTATAAAAGTTGAATCACCACAAAAGACAGGTATTTGTTGTTGAACCATTCCTTCAGTATTGTATTGTGGTGTATTATCTAATGGTTTAGTTGCGTCTGGTGTGCTAGAAAAGACTACGCCAGCTGCTTGAGCAAAATTTAATAGTGAAGATAAAACATAAAAGAATACGACAATTAACCCAATGCCAAGAATATTTTTAAGTGTTTGTTTCATTTCCTTCGTTAAACTCCTTTATTGCTGTTTTTAATAAAGGCAGGTAATCGTCTTTTGACTTTGTAAATGTTTGTACACCACCATCTTCGGTTACTATAAGAATAACAACTCTATCTATTGGTTGGTCGAATCGTTCTTCATACATTTCACAATAAGCAGAACCTTGTATAAAATAGTTTTCTACCCATTCCTCTTTTTTCTCTTTAGTAGAGGTTTTAAAATCAATTACAGATAACACACCTTTATAATCAGCGATACAATCAACACGACCTGCAACGCCATAATAGTCGCTGTACAAACCGCCTTCTTGTATTCTAATATTATTTATATTATCTAATTCAGGTTTCAGTAAAGTAAATAGTGCTGTAGGTAAAACATCTTGATTAGATAGTTCTTCATTGTTTAAATAGTTTTCAACTAGAGTATGTACAGCAGTACCTCGTTTAGCTGCAGTTCTCATAATATTGTTTGCAACATCATTACCGACAGATTGTCGCCATCTAACTAAACCTTCACTATTTCTACCTGATAAAACTGTTGTGATTGAAGGATACTTTTTGCCTTCTGGTGTAACATAAAAGCGTTTACCTTTTATAGTTTCAGTAGATACATCTGGGATTGGATTTGATAGAGGCACATGATTAAATTCTTTCATGTCGTACTTATCCTTTAAAAAGGTATTCATTTTATTCATAATAATTCCTGTTAATTAACTTAGACTTATATTATAACAGGTTTTCTAGATAATGTCAAGCGCTAATTTGGTAGTTTCTTCAACTCGTCTAGTCCAACCTTTACCAAAAGTAGCAAAAGTAGATAATTGTTCGTAATACTTTTGTCTCATTGATTGATACTTTTCTACTGATTCTGTTTCGCCATTTTCTCTTACATATTCTTCAACTTTTGCCAAAGTATTAGGACCAATGCCACCATCAACTGTGGTGCCAATCATCTGTTGTAAGAATTTAGCAGCACGACCAGGTCCTGCATTTACACCAAAGTCAAATACACATAGGTCTAAACCACCAGGTAAATCATCACCTTTCATTTTATCCCAATAACCTTTTTTGTATATTGGTGCCACATCTTCAACTAGTAAATCTTTCATATCTTTAGTGCCACCATGTTCTTCATATACTCGTTTGGTTACACCTAAGTTTGTTTCACCACCTGGGTCTTTAGGGTGATTTACATAACCACCTTCGTGATGTAAGATTGTTTCTAAACATTTATCATAATTACTTTTCATTATTTACCTCTTGTAATTGCTATTATTTTTTTGACTTGTGATTCGATAACTTGAGCTCTATTAGGCCAATGTATATAGGCCTCTGGTGATTTTGCTAATTTAATTAACAGAGGTATGATAAGTTTTTCTAATTGAGCATATTTGTCTTTTTGTTCTTTGCCTAAATTGTCTTTTCTTAAATCATACTCATCATCCATTTGCTTTTTAGCAATATCTAATTCTGTTTGATTCTTCTCGTTTACTGCTGATTTAGTAGAATTGATTAGAGATAAAACTTTATCTAGTTTACTGTCTAATCTGTTCACAATATCGCTTGATACCGCCTTAGCAGTACTGTCTGCCGTCTGTTTAACTACTGTTTCTGTCTGTTTAGATTGTTCATCTGAAGGTTTTTCTTTAACTGAGGTAAAACCCCAATCGCCATCGCCCTCAAATCCATCTAAGAAATCAAAATCTGCCATGCTACTATTTATCTACCTCCGCCTTTAGACTTACGGTCTCTATGCTTTTTCATTACTCTTTCAACTTGCGATTGTTTTACAGTCTTTTTACCATATCTCTCAGCAAGAGGAGTATTAGGGTGTGCTTCTGCAGCTTTAGACATTACTTCTTTCCAACCACTATCAGTTTTACCATCAAGACTACCAACACTAGACACAATGTTTACTGTTGTAGGTGGTAATAATTCTATCTTAGGGTTTTTCTTTAGTTTCTCCATTTCTGCAATAGACATGAAGTCCTCATATTCTACACCTGTTTTCAGGTTCTTAAATCTGTATGTTGGCATTATAGTTTAAACTCATCAAATGTTATTTTACCACTAGGATACTTCCATGTACCGTCTGTATTATAATGGTCAGGATGTTTGCCTGTCTCTTTATACTTATTTATAGTCTTTGTTAAAGAGTATCCTTCTTCGTTCTTCATAGACATAAATTTGTTTAGTACTATATTATTAGGATCAGATTTGTATAGTTCTATAGCAAGATAGTCTATTACTTTTTCATCCATAGATGTTTTTAAATGTTTACCCATTTTTCACCTTCTCTTTCTAAAAAATCTTCGCCATAATGTTGACCTGGTCATTGACACTACGGTAAATATTAATGCAATTTGAAAGTTCTCAAATATTGTAGGGTGTAAATCAAATAAAGGAAATATTGTTATTTGAATTATAATAGATAGAAAAAATCCACTACCAACATCTATCACACTTTCCATTGCGTCTCTTTTTATCATTCGTGTTCACCACCTATGCCTCTAAGACTTGTACTAATTTTTTCATCTTGTACTTGCTTAAAGTAGTATGCAGTTAAAAATATAGCCGCAACCAATAAGGCGTGTGCTAATGCTGATATGCCAAAAGCATAGATGCTCTCTACAATGTAAATCCCAAATACAGCAGACCACATCCATGCTANTATTTGCATAGACATTAGTTTCACCTGCATAGGTGCTTTACTAAGAGCGTTTATTCTATCGTTCATTATTAAATCCCAATAATTTTTCATGTTATGTTACTTTCAAACCACTCTGGTGTTTCTCTATTAGTCCACTTAGCAAAATATGCTTTTGCTTCTATGTAATAGTTTTTATATGATTGTATAGAATCACCTGGTACTATACATTGTGGATAATGGGACATAG